AGCCGCACATCCGCCGCTACTACGACTACAACATGATGTACAACGAGGACGAAGAGATCAAGGGCGACTTCACGGTTGATGCCCGTGGCTCATCGGCTCTCATGGTGCGCGATATCCAGAACCAATCGTTCTTGAACCTATTGGCCGCTGGTGCTAATCCGATCTACGGTAAGTATCTCGACACGCAGAAGCTATTCGAGAAAGCATTGCAGGCGCAGCACATCGACCCGGCTGAGGTGTTCAAGTCAGAGGAAGAGATCGACCGCATCAATGAAGCTGAGAAGCAAGCAGCTACTCAAGGCCCACCGCCTAATCCAGCACTCGAGGTGGCCAAGGTACGTGCTGAGACTGAGATGGCTAAGGTACAGGCTCAGAATGCAGGCGACTTGCAGGAGCTGCAAGTACGTCAAACAATTGCTCAGAAAGACGCTGAGATGCGTATGGCTGAGATGCAGCTGACCCGCGAGATCGAGATGCTGAAACTGTCCAACACGCAGAACATTTCACTTGAGAAGATCAAGGCCCAGTTGGCAGATACGGCAATCAAAGAGCGCGGTAAGAAGGAACTATTTGCAGCTGAGCAGCAGCTCAAGCTGTCAACCGGATCAGGCATTTAAAGGAAACGATCATGGCATTTAACGCAGCCGACTACACAGACCCTCAAGGCAAGGCGATACCTTGGTATTCACAGACAGCTAACGCGGGATTGGCAGACGCCGCTAAGGCTCGTACGATTGCTGGCGTAACCAGCAACGCGCCTATCCAGTCGCAAACTGAAGCGGCAGCCGCTAAGGCGACGGGTTTAGGAGCAGTCGCTACAACGGCAGCGGCGCCTGTGACGGTGGATGGCGGAATCAATCCGGTAGCAGTGGCTGCTAAGCCGCTTACTTTTGGCGAGAAGCAGGCGGCAAAACAGGCGGCAACGAACCAGTTAACCGTAGCGCAAAATGACGTTGCCGGGACCACTGGCCCCACAAAAAACATGGCTAACACGCCTGCGACTATTGAGAAGATGTACAAAAATGTTTTAGGCCGCGCCAGCGATACCGAAGGCGCCAACTATTGGACAAAGAAGTTTGGCGCTGATATCAGCCCCGCCGAAGTGTCGGAGTTTATTAACGCGGCTCGACCTGAACAAGAGGCTAAGGTAGCGACCACTACTACTGACGGCGGTGGCGGTACTACTACCGACGGCGGTGGCGGCTTTATTGACAACGGCGGTGGCACTTCATGGACCGACTCATCCGAGTACAGGTCAATGCAGTCGCAACTGGCGAAATTGCAAGCAGCTTACGATAAATTGTTAGCCGGTCAGGGTGGCGGCGGTGATAGCGGCATCGTTACAACCGGCGGTCTAATTGACACGGATGGCGGCGGTACCAGTGGCGTTGTCTACGGTCCTGACGGCACGATGTACAGCTCAGCAGCTGCGGCTATCTCAGCCGGGGTGACGAACTACACCACTACTAAGCCGTCTATCCCCGGCGCCGGCACAGCAACAGCGGGCGACACCCAAGGGTTTGTCATCCCATCTGGCCAGACAGGTAATACCAACCCGGGTGGATTCATCTCAGGCGCACGTCAGCAAATGTTTACCATGCCAACTACCGCACAATTGCCGGGCGGTATAGCTAATCCATTTGAAATAGGTTAACCGTACATAATCATGCAAATTAGTACAAATAAAAAGTGTTGCGTAAATCGCACAACTGGTATTAGAATTTGCGTGGGGGACTTGCGCCCAAAATTTACCAAGAGCCGGCTTAACGCCGGCTTTTTTACATCATGAATGATTTCACTTCGGCAACTTGGTTTCAACTCAGACGATGGGCTGAAGCCGAGTTAATTAAGGCCCGCGAAAAGAACGATGCTGTCGGACTCTCCGAAACAGAGACAGCATCGTTGAGGGGTGAGATTCGCATGATAAAGAAATTTCTCGACTTGCCAAATGCGGCAACTCGGGGTGTGGTGGCTGAGCCGGATGAATAGTCCCGCTTGGTCGTGTAAGGCAGTAATTACCGGAGAGCAACGTGGAAGAAACACAACTGACAGAAGGGCAAGCGCAACAACTTTGGAATGAAGAGGCTTCCAAGCTTGACGCCGATGCAAACGCATCCGCACTCGAGAATTTTGCCATTGATCCAGTTGAAGAACTGCATCAAGATTTCATTGAAGAAGAGGTAGCGGCTGCACCTGAGCCAGAAGCCGATCCACTGGCGGGGTTGTCTGATGTAGTGAGAGCGAAGTTGGCTCAAATTGATCAGCTGGCCGAAGCCAATACTCTACTGCAGCAGCATATAAAGTCAGCAGAGGGTCGTGTAGCAGCAGTGCAACGTGAGTTTTACGCAGCGCGTCAAGTGGCATCACAAGAGGCGCCGTCGCAGGGACAGATCGTTACTGCCGCTAAAAACCCAGAGAAGTGGGACGCGCTCAAGGAAGATTTTCCTGAGTGGGCTGGGGCGATGGAGGAATACGTCGCATCTAAATTGGGTGGCGTGCAACAGCAACCGGGTCTCGACCCAGAAGCAGTCGCCGCTTTTGTGCATCAGCAAGTTGCACAAACCAAAGCTGAGATGGGACGGCTTCTTGAAGAAGCAAGGATCGAAGGAAAGTACGAGGACTGGAAAGACACGGTTAACACAACCGAGTTTGCCCAATGGTTCAGCGTACAAAACCCTGATGTTCGCGCTTTAGCCGATAGCTCGGCCGCCAAGGACGCAATTAAGATGCTGGATATGTATAGCAAAACTAAAGAGCGTTCTGCCTCAGACATTAAACAAGAGCGTGGAGCACGACTGGCAGCTGCCGCGACAGCTCGACCCGGACAGACACGACCGCCCAAGACCTTGGACGACATGTCACCGGATGAGTTATGGAACTACGAAGCCGCAAAGCGCGAAAAGACTAAAGCGCAGCGCGGGTTTTAACTTAATCTTAAAAGGAAACAACAATGTCTATTCAAAATTACGGCACAGTTGCCTCACGTAACTTAATCCGTGCAGCACAAGGCATGCTCGAGCATGCACAACCAATCACCGTTCTGGGCGACTTTGGTACCCAGCGCGAAATGCCACAGAACTCGACAGACACCTTGGTGTTTCGTCGTACGTTGCCATTCGGTGCAAGCACCGTTGGTACCGTAATCGAAGGTTCTAACCGCTACGTCGGCACTCCTGACATCGTCGCTTCGAACTTCGTGCTGGCTGAAGGCGTTACGCCTAACAGCAACACGATCTCGTTCCAAGACGTGTCGGTCCAGTTGCAACAGTACGGTATCCTGTTCAAGTACTCGAGCAAAGTCGAGCAACTGTACGAAGATGACATCCCGGGCGAGATGGTCAAGCTGACCGGCGAGACTCTGGCTGAGGTGATGGAGATGGTTCGCTACGGCGTCCTGAAAGCTGGCTCGACGGTTATCTATGCAAACGGCTCCAGCCGTTCCGCTGTGAACACCGCGATCAGCCTGAACTCGATTCGTAAGTCGGCTCGTACGCTGGAATCGAACCGTTCACGTCGCGTGACTTCGCGTCTCGCACCGGGCGTAAACTTCGGCACCCGCGCTGTCCAGCCTGCATACGTTGTGTTTGTTCACACCGACGCAGTGTCTGACATTCGTAACCTGCCGGGCTTCACCCGCGTTGAAGAGTACGGTTCATTCAAGCCTATCCATGACCGCGAGATCGGTGCATGCGAAGACTTCCGTTTCATCAGCTCGCCGCTGTTGAAGTCCTTCGCTGGTGCTGGCTCCGGTACGCTGAACGGCATGCTGTCTGTCGGCGCTGCAGCCGTTGACGTGTATCCGTTCATCATTATCGGTGAAGATGCTTGGGGTCAAGTTGCTCTGAAAGGTATGTCGGCTATCAAGCCTGTCGTCCTGAAAGCTTCGCAGACTAACCACGCCAACCCACTGGGCCAATTCGGCTACGTTGGTGCTTCGACTTGGTTCGCGACTGTGCGTCTGAACGACGCCTTCATGGCCCGTATCGAAGCTGGTGTGACCGCCCTCTAATGCATAGCCGGGGCTTCGGCCCCGGCATCACCTAAAAGGAACACATCATGGCTGAAAGTATTAACTCCCGCGTAAATCGGCTAGCCGACGGTATCGATAGACAAGAACTTGCACAGCTCTTGGCCTCGATCCTGACCGACTTGACCGCATTGAAGGTCGCACTAAATGCACATACCCACGGTGGCGTCACGACCGGTGCCGGTACTTCCGGTGTCGCAAATGCCAGCACGATGGGCACTTTGAATACAACTTCCTAAATTAAGGAGCACTAAACATGTCCTATAATATTGAACAAGCAAACAGTGGCTATATGGCCCTGACCGCTGGCGGCCTCGCTGCTGGCACCACTGCATCACAATTGAAAACCGTCAACACGGTAACCTATCTGAACAACGGTATCTTCAAGTCGAAGACCGCTGTCGCAGCTATCACTTTGACAGGTACTGCTCTGGCTATTGGCCAAGCTTGCTTGTTCGGTGTTTTCCTTGATGCCGGCGGTAACGTGTACGTTACCCAAGGTCCTATCGTTAACGCTGGCGATCCATGCCCAGTGCCACCTGCTTCGGCTCTTGGCGCTACCGTGATTGGTCTGGCCAAGGTCACCACGACCTCAGCCATCTTCACACCGGGTACCACGCTGCTTGGCACGGGTAACACGGCGTCGTACCTCGACGTCGCTCTCATGCCGGGCACCGCGCAGTAAGTTGCCATCCTCTCCTCTGAGGACTTTAACAGGCCACCTTCGGGTGGCCTGTTCTTTTGGCGAGCAATCTTTTTTATAAAACGGAGAACAATAATGGCAAAAAAAGACGTAGTACAAGGTATCGAAATTCTGGATGATTCACCTACCGTTGACCCGGTTTCGCAGGTTGTTGACTTTCGTGAGCTCGCATCAAGCGAAGCCTTCATGAATGAGCTGGTCACCGTTCTGGTCCATTCGTCCACAGATGAGAATCAATCGCCGCACGTAATCCTAAATTGCAATGGCACTAACCAGCCAGTCGTTCGCGGTCAGCCGACTATGATCCGTCGCAAGTATCTTGAGATTTTGGCGCGTATGAAGGAAACCAAATACAATCAGCGCACGCCTAACCCGGCTGCGCCTGATCAAATCGAGATGGTAGCTAGACACGGTCTTGCATACCCGTTTGAATTGGTTGATGATAAAAACCCACGCGGCCGCGCTTGGCTGCAAAACGTCCTTGCTGAGCCTGCATAACCATGAACTACCTTCAACTGGTTAACCGAACACGTATCGAGTGCGGAGTCTCGGGGGCTAACTCGCCCCTGAACACCGTATTAAACTTAACCGGCGAAGCTTCACGAATCGCTAGTTGGGTCAACAGCGCGTGGACGGATATCCAGACAGCGAAGGAAGATTGGCAGTGGATGCGTGAACCGTTGCAGTTTAATACGGTCACGCAGCAGCAAATCTACACGCCGACTGAGGTCGGCGTGGCTGCTACCTTTGCGAACTGGAAACGTGACAGCTTCCGCTGCTCATCGGTTGGCCAGTCGTTTAAAGACGAGCAGTTAATGAACTACATGGAGTACAACACTTTCCGTAACTTGTACCAGTACGCAAACATGCGGACAACGTACACACGGCCGGTGGTTGTTTCTATTACTCCGCCCGACAAAAACCTCGGCTTTGGCGCTATCCCCGATCAGCCTTACGTGATCAGCGGTGAGTACTACGTCAAGCCGGTTGAGTTTGTAACGGACACTGACGCGCCAGCGATTGGTTTTCAGGACCGGTTCCACATGGCAATCGTGTATCGGGCGATGATGTACTACGCAGGATTTGAAGCCGCGTCAGAAGTCTATCAACGCGGTGAATTGGAATTTAAACGGCTGATGAATCGGATTGACATTGATCAGCTGCCGACGCTAGTCAGCGGTCCACCGTTAGCATAAGCATGCCCTTAGCCACTCCTCAAGTTTCGTATGACCTGATCAGGCTCGCAGGCGGGCTGGATCAAGTCACACCGACTTTGTCGCTGCCCCCGGGCGTGCTTCGTCGGTCTGCTAACTTTGAGTGTTCTATCGCTGGCGGCTATTCGCGTATTGAAGGATACGAGCGTTTTGACGGTCACGCTAATCCATCTGACGCGGTTTATAACGTACTTAGTTGTTCGTTGACAGGCACTGTCATTGTCGGCGATACGGTGACAGGCGTGACGTCGTTGTCGACCGGCAAAGTAATTGCCGTCAATGGTTCGCGTCTGATCATCACCCGTGAGACGATTGGCTTCGTTTCGGGTGAAACGATCACAGTTAGCGCGGTCCCGGTGGGCACGATCTTAGACATCGAGGGTGTTGTAGCCGATGGGCTGCTTGACGCCACGTACACCGGCCTAGCGGCTGACGAGTACCGTACGTCGATCAGCGCGGTGCCGGGTAGCGGTACAACATGGGGTGTCGCTTATTACAAAGGCGACGTTTACGCATGGCGTAACAATGTCGCCGGTACTGCGGCCAATATTTACAAGTCAACGTCTGCAGGCTGGGTGCTTGTGCCGCTTGGCTATGAGATGAGCTTTGACACCGGCACGGTGCTGGTCAATGACGGAGACACGGTCACAGGCGCAACGGCCAGTGGGGTTGTTACCCGTGTCGTGCTTGAGTCCGGTAGCTGGTCCTCTGGCACGGCTGCCGGCCGGTTTATCTTTGCGACGATTACAGGCACTTTCGTGAATAACGAAACCTTGTCAGTGGGTGCCACGCCAGTTGCATTGGCTGACGGTACACAGTCTGCGATTACGCTTTTGCCGAATGGCCACGTTGAATCAGTCATTGCTAACTTTGGTGGCGGCACGTCGAATTTCCGGTTGTACGGTACTGATACCGTTAACCGTGCTTTTGAGTTTGACGGTACGGTGTTTGTGCCAATTAACACTGGCATGGTCATTGACACACCGAGACACATTGCGTTCCACAAGCAGCATTTATTTTTATGCTTCGATGCGTCGTTGCAGTTCTCCGCTCTCGGGCTGCCATACCAGTGGACCCCGCTGCTTGGCGCCGGCGAGATCGTGATGAACGCACCGATCACGAATCTGTTAGTACTACCCGGCGATCAGGCGTCCGGTGCCTTGGCGGTTTACACGCGTAACGATACGTCGGTGTTGTACGGCACGAGCTCGGCTAACTTCTCGTTGTCAACATTCAACACCGGCACTGGCGCGATTGAGCACACTGCTCAGAACATGGACCAAGCTTACGTCCTCGATGATCGAGGGATCATGAGTCTGGGCACGTCGATTAACTTCGGTAACTTCGTGCCAGCATCTTTGACGATGAACATCCGGCCGTTCATCCAGCAACACCGTAATCAAGCCATATCGAGTTTAGTTGACCGCGAGAAGGGCCAGTACCGGGTCTTCTTCTCAGACGCGACTGCGCTTTACATGACGATTGTAAACGGCAAGTTGCTAGGTTCAATGCCTATGCAATTCATCCATCCAGCGATGTGCGCTGTTGAAGGTGAGGCGCCAGACGGCACAGCAACTTCTTTCTTTGGATCAACGAACGGGTTTGTGTATCGGTTAGACGCCGGCACAAGTTTCGACGGTGAGGTTATCCCGGCCAACATTAACTTGGTCTACAACAGCGTCAAGTCGCCGCGTATTCTGAAACGGTTCCGTAAAGCAAGCGTCGAGATGACAGGCGGATCGTATGCCGAGCTGGCATTTGGATATGACTTGGCTTACCGGTCTATCTATCTTAGCCAAGCGGCCGATCTTGAATACTCGAATGACTTGCGTTCCAGCTATTGGGATGACATGACATGGGACAATTTCGCTTGGGATGGTTCAGACACGTCTCCTTCCGAAATCGAAATACAAGGCACGGCTGAGAACATGGCCATTCGAATCTCTTCGGTGTCGGCCATCATTGAACCGTTTACTGTGAACACGATTATCGTTCACTACACTATGCGTCGAGGACTTCGATAATGCCAAACAGTTATTACAATCATTCGACTTATCCAACACCCAATTCGCCGGGCTCGTCTGCGAGTTTGCGCAATGAGCTGAACCTGATCACGGCCGGCTTTGCTTTGTTACCGACATTGACTGGCAATGCCAATAAACTGGCAACGGTCAATTCAACTGGCACCGCACTAATCGCGTCTTCGAGTGTGCAAGGTCTGACAATTAACAGCAGCACGCTTCTCAGCACCACGATTAACGGCGCGCTGAACACGATTACAAACATCGGCCCGGGAAGTCTGACTAGCTCAACGGTCACCATCGGCTCGACTAGCATCGCTCTCGGCGCAACATCTACGACTCTGGCCGGGCTGACAAGCGTTACATCGTCCAGCTTTACCGGCACCCTGACAGGCACAGCAACTAACGTCTCAGGTATCGTAGGGATCGCGAATGGCGGCACCGGGGCTACGACTGCTCTAGGCGCTCGGACCGCAGTCTTACCAACCTTTTCAGGTAATAACGGTAAGGTGGTTGTCGTCAACTCGACCGGCACTGACATCGAATACACCACGATCTCAGGCACCGGTACAGTCACTTCGGTTGATGTATCTGGCGGTACTACTGGCCTTACGACTTCAGGCGGCCCAGTAATTAACTCAGGTGTTATCACCCTTGCCGGCACTTTGGCTGCCGCTAATGGCGGCACTGGTCAGAGCACTTACACAGACGGGCAATTGCTCATCGGTAACTCGTCTACCGGTGGGTTAACTAAGGCCACGCTAACAGCCGGGTCCGGTGTCACGATCACAAACACGAACGGTGCAATCTCCATTGCAGCGGCTGGTACGGGTACCGTAACGGATGTTTCGATTGTTAGTGCGAATGGCCTCGCTGGCACAGTGGCTAACCCTACTACTTCGGCTGCGATCACATTAAGCACGACGATTACTGGCTTGCTCAGGGGCGACGGCACTTCGCTCTTATCAACGACTATCGGCGCCGGACTTTCGTTCATCGCCGGGACACTGGCGGCAACTGGTCCTTCGACGGGTAAAGTCTATTTCATGGGTCAATTTTAAGGAACCATCATGGCAGGTAAACTTCTAGGTCAAGCTGCTCCGGCGGCTGCAACATTAACGACGGTTTATACCGTGCCGGTAGCCACAGTGACGGTGTTCAATGTTAGCATTACGAATCGGACGGGTTATGCGATTCCAGTGCGTTTGGCTATTTCAGCGACTGCGACTCCGACGACAGCCGAGTACATCGAATATGATTCAATCATCCCCGGTAATGGTGTGCTAGAGCGTGGCGGTATAGTCGCTAACGCAGCCGAGAACGTGGTAGTTTATGCAAGCGTCGCTGGCCTGAGCGTCAGCGTTTACGGATACGAGGAGTAACACATGTCGAGATCAATTACACCAGCACCAAGCGGCAGTCTCAGCCCTGACTTTATCACCGTACCAAGCACAACGGGCTTCAGTGCAGGCGACTATGTGTACCAGAAAAACGGCGACTTTGGTGTTCCTGCTTCGTCCGGCGCAGCTAACTTTGACGTAACCCCGATTTCACCCGCCTACGGCGGAACTGTTGGTGGCACTTCGACGCCGGTTAATTGGCTTGGCCCCTCGGGCACTGTTTCGGGTGGGTCATCTGGCGAATGCGCGGCTAAACTCAGCGACGGCAATATTGTTATCGTGTACAGAGATAGCGTTACTAACTACCCATCTTTCAGAGTAGTTGACACTGATAATGTACAAGTAGTAGCCCCTGTAGTAATAACTGCTAGCACGTCTGTCTTAGTGGCTCGCGCACCTATCGGTGTTATTGCGCTTACTGGTGGTGGTTTTGTTACCCATTTTATTGATGCTTCAGGTAGTTCTGATCCCGGAATTGCTGTGTACACGAATACTGGCACGGTGACAACGGCCTATGCTGTGGATAGCACTTTCCCTACAACTGCTAATACTGTGTGGCCTATATATGGGTGCGCGTTACCAAATGGCGGTTTCGCATTAACCATACAGGGTCAGGGACTTTCTAATACCTATTTACGAGCTTACAGTGCTACCGGTGTGGGGGCGTATGCTTGGGCTAATGCGGGGACAATAAACGGTTCAGCATCATCTATAGGAATTGCGGCGCGAAGCGATAGCAGCGTTTGTATTGCGTGGAATGTTTCAGCAGCAGTGTTAAATTACGCGGTATATAACTCTAGCGGTGGGGCGGTTGTAGCAGCTACATCAATTTCTACAGGCGCAAATTCAGGACGGTCAGTCGGTGTAACGTGTTTAACCAATGATACTTTTGTTATTGGCTATCTGAACGACTCTACAGGGCCTTTCCAATTCAGACTACTCCCCACGGGGAATGTTTTAAGCTCTGCATTTACAGTACCTACAACAAACGTAAAACCTCCTAACAACGTGAATTGCATAATAACGCTTGAAGCGTTAAGTTCCGGTGGTTTTGTTTATTTTATGGTTAATAGTGGCACCGGTGGTTTTGGTCTTAGTTATATATTTTATACCGCCGCCGGTGTTGCTGTGCACCCCACTGTAAAACAATTACCGCAAATTATATATGACACCCCGTCAGACAAATTCGGGATTGTTGAGATTTCAGGGTATTTAAGTCTTTATCACGTCGGTACGCTGTCTACTACTGCGGGTACGGAGTTGTTTGATATGTACAACTCTAAAATAAGTTTAACGACTTACGAGTTGTTAACTACTCCGGGAGTAACAAGCTCGGTTGGTACTGTTTCTTCTGGCTCTGGCGCGTATGCTCGCTCAACATCACTGCCTATGAAGGCTGCTTACTTGGCAGCTAACACAGAAACCATAGCTTTAAACCAAACAATATCCACTGGGAATGTATACACAGTAGCCCCTAGTGCTGTTGATAGTAGCGCCGTTGATAGCATTAAGAGCACTACATTGCCAGATGGTCGATTCGCCATTGTGTATAAAAATGCTTCGACCGGCGCGGTTAGTTTTAATGTGTATTCAGTAACCGGGGTTTTACAGACTACTGTTCCTGTTGCAACTGGCGGCACCGGTTCAGCCAGCCGTGTGCGTATTGCAGCTTTATCTAGCGGTAAAATCGCGGTTGGTTATTTTAATACAGCGGGTAATGCCGTATTAGTAGCTTTGTATTCTTCTACTTTCAGCCTAATTAACACCGCAACCGTAGCGGTAGGTGCTACGCAAAGTATGGATTTAGCGGGGTTAACAGGTGATCGGTTTGTTTTAGCCTACCTCAATTCGGCAAATAGTTACGTATCTTATATCGTGTACGATAATACGGCGACATTAGTCCAAGGCACCACGCCTAGTTCTGACGCTACCATACAGACCCTATCTGTCCAAGCCTCTCCGAACGGAGGTTTTTGGCTCGCTTGGGTAACGGCGAGTACAAATGCTAGGTCTGTATATTATTACCAAAATACCACTAATTCCTATTCTGCCGTTTATGGACCGTTTTCGTATGGTAGCGGTGTGGGTAACACGGTTATGCCATGTCAAGTTGCTGTTAACTCCTCGGGTATTGCTGCGTTTTTATCCGCATCAGCAGCTACTAGTGCACAATTTTTTACTGCTAGTTTTAATGGTGGCTCAGCTAATATTCTAAGTGCTTCTCCCTCTTCCTTTAATACTGGTTCGTGGACAGGCGGGAACGGTGCAGTAGGCGCTACCGGCGCGGGGACATTCTTATTTTTTGGTAGCGGTAATGTTAACGGCAATTTGTACGGGTTTACTGGGGCGAGTAGCGTAAATAATGCTACCGCATACCCCTATGGCTTGTTGTCGGGTATCACGGTATCCACTTCTTACGGCATGCAAGCCTGTATCACGCCTTCGTACGGCTACAACGCGGTCATTGCTTGGATCAACTCTAGTAACACCGCTCAGTACGCCATCGTTAACGCGTATCCTTTTGGCGCGACACAGGCTATTACAGCAGGCGTTACAGGTTCTGCGCCGACGACACCGTTGAACATCTCGCAATCTAGCGGTTATTACTTAGCTGGCGTGGCGGTGTCTGACTGTCCAGCAGGCGGTACGGGTCAAATCCAGACGAACGGTGTGGCTAACCTGAATAGTCAGTACAGTACGTCTACTGCGTTCCAAGGCTTTGACTTCCAGAACCCTGTGACAGTGGGCGTTAAGGGCACGGCGGTCGGCAGAACAGTCACGATGATTAAGGATTAACAATGGCGATCCAAGAAATCTCCCAAGCCTTTAACCCCATCACCGGGGTTTTTGGCACAGGGCAGGTACGAGTTTTCGGTACCTCTGGCTCATGGACTGTTCCCACCGGCATCTCTAAAGTGCGTGTGAGGCTGTGGGGTGGTGGCGGTTACGCTAATGGAAGCGGCGGTGGGTTTTCTTTACGTGCTATTTATGATCTAACAGGCGTTACTTCCGTTGCGGTGACTGTCGGTGCGGGCGGTAATAGCACAACTACTTCAGGCGGTACTTCTTCATTTGGTTCGTATTGCTCGGCTACTGGAGGAGCTACAGCAGGTGGCGCAGTAGGCGCGGGGTCAGGCGGGGATATTAATTACTCAGGTGGTTTAGGTAATGCTACTTCTGGTGGGGGAGGGGGCGTAGCGTCTTTATTTGGTAACGGCGGTGCGGCGGCGACGGCACTTACTACAAATGGTAGTAACGGAGCGTCAGGTGGAGGGGCGGGGACACCGACAGCCGGGGCTTATACCTCCGGGGGTAACGGGTTTTTAGGCACTGGCGGGCACTATAATTCAACCGCCGCTACTTTATCGTATCTCCCGACATCAGGGTTATTACCCGTATTTTCCATTGATTTTATCGGTACGGGTGGGGGCGGCGCTCGTAGGCAAGCTGGGGTAAATGGAAGTGGGGGTGGTGGCAGCGATGCTGGAAACGGAGGGTTTCCCGGCGGTGGAGGCGGTACCAATGCTGTAGGTGGTGCAGGTTTAGTTATTGTGGAGTGGTAAAAAATGGCTATCCAAACAATTTCAACAGGATATAACCCTGTATCCGGTGTATTCGGTACCGGTCAAGTTCAGATGTTCTTCACGTCTGGTTCATGGGCAGTGCCTACAGGCATCTCTAAAGTTCGCGCCCGTGTGTGGGGTGGTGGAGGGAACGCTGGCGGGGGAGGGGGCGGGTTCTCGCTTAAATCTGTTTACGATCTTACTGGTGTTACGTCTATCGCAGTAACAGTCGGAGCAGGGGGTAATCCCACAATTACTACAGGTGGCACGTCTTCATTTGGTTCTTATTGCTCAGCTACTGGGGGCTTAACCGCAGGGGGGCTTGGAGGCTCTGGTTCTGGTGGGGATATAAATAATTCCGGTGGCGGTAACCCTAGTGAGGGCGCTGGCGCAGCATCTATATTTGGTAATGGTAATTCGGCTGGCGCAAACTTCGGTAGTCAAGGTGGCGCGGGGGCAGGGTCGAGCACCGTAACAAGTGCCGCATCTAGCGGGTTTTTGGGGACCGGAGGGTTTACAGGAAACGCAACAACGGCGGGCGCATATCCCCCTATTTCCGGCTTACAACAATTCTCTATTGATTTTATAGGTACTGGTGGTGGTGGAGGCGCAGGGCAAAGCGGAATTAATGGAAGTGGGGCGGGTGGCGCAACCGCAGGAATGGGCGGTATTCCCGGGGGCGGCGGAAGTTCTACTAATGGCTTCGGCGGTCAAGGTTTAGTCATTGTGGAGTGGTGAAAATTATGAGATACGGACGAATTGTAGATAACGCTGTGGCTGAGATTGTCACACCTATTGATGGCTTTATGATCGAGGATTGCTTTGCTCCTGCGATTGTAGCTACATTGTGCCCCGTTGCGGACGATGTACAAGCCGGTTGGGTTAGACAGGAAGATGGTAGCTTTGCGGCTCCTGTGGTTGAGGAAGTTGTTGAGCCAGCACCGGAGTAACGGATGGAAGATTTAATAACTAAATTCGTGATCGGTGTCTCCGCTCTTGGGGCCGGCGCCTATGGAATGTATAGGAAAGTTATGGCTGACAAACGCGATGACAAAACCAACACCACGACAGATGCGGCTTGGCATCAGATCATCGATACCCTTCGCGATGAAGTGAATAGGTTGTCATTGCGTTTAGTTGCTGTAGAAGAGCAGAACCGTAAATGCGAAGAGCGAAACGATGAGTTGCATTTGGAAATCGTAGAGCTGAAAAAGCGTTTGCACTTTACTTAAAATGTGGACCCGCTTACCCTCCTAGCCGCTGCGAATGCGGCTATTGCCGCTGCTAAAGCGGGATGCAAACTCTATAGAGACATCAAGGGTACCGCGGGAGAAGTAAAAGAAGTACTAGATGATTTAAAGAAACAATTCAACTCCAAGCCGCGAACTGCGGCGGAGAAAATCCAGTACAACGAAGAAGTACAGCGTGTCCAAACGGTAGCAAAGACCGATCCTAACGACGCCATATCGCAAGTGGGAGAACACTTAGGTAAGTTCTTCGATGCGATGGACGCAGTCGAGAAGATATTCTGGGACGAAGAAAACAACGCTACTAAAGTTTATGACGGCGACATCTCATTAAGTCGCCGCGCCTTGCAACGCGTGTTGATTAGAACGCGGCTTGATCAGATGTTGGAAGAGATCAGGGAGGAAATGGTTTATCGGTCTCCGCCGGAGATGAAGGACGTGTACACCCGGTTTGAGGCGATGCGTGCGCGTATCGTAGACGAACAGCAAGCCGCTAACGAGGAGCGGCATCGGGAACAGCAGATAGCTGCATGGAACCGTCGGCAGAGGATTGAAGAATTCAAGGAGCAAGCGGTATGGGGTGGAGCAATCCTTTTCGTCGTAGTATGGATGGTCCTCGTTTTCGTGTTTCTAAGGACGACGGAAACGTACCGTGGTCTTTACTAGTGTGCCTCCTCGTGATGTCGCTTGTGTTCGTGATTGCCATTCCTGTTCTTGGGTTTATGTACATGGACATGAGCAACGCGACGGTTGTTGCTGTACGGGAAATCAATCGCATGCGCGAGCTTAGGCGGGCGATGCTGGAAGAGCATAACTTAGAGATGGAAAGGTTGAGGAAACCGGATGCTAACTGAAGCTCAGCTTAAACAGATGCTGCCAAGAAATCCTTATGTGAAACACTGGCATAAGGCATTGGATGTGCTCTTCCCCGAATACGACATAATCACGCCAAGACGCATGGCCGCATTCATTGCCCAATGCGCTCATGAGTCTGGCGGGTTTATGATCCTTAAAGAGAATTTGAATTACAAAGCTCCATCCCTGCGCAAACTATTCTCTAAATACTTTCCAACCGATGAACTCGCGCAACAGTACGCATCAAAACCAAACAAACAAGAAGCCATTGCAAACCGCATCTACGCTAGTCGTATGGGCAATGGTGATGAGTCTAGCGGTGATGGCTTCCGCTTTTGTGGCCGTGGTCTTATCCAGCTCACCGGCCGCAGTAACTATCAAGCCTTCGCTGACAGTATCGAAGTAGATGACAAGCCATTAGCTATTAACGACGTGCCCGAGTATCTGGCCACGTTCGAAGGCGCAGCGCAGAGCGCGTGTTGGTTCTGGGAAACAAACAGGTTGAATCGGTTCGCTGACGCGGATGATATCAAGGGGCTGACCAAAGCAATCAACGGCGGCTATATCGGACTCGAGGACAGGATACATCACTATGAACTGGCTAAAGATATTCTGCGTGCTTAGCCTCTTGGTTGGCTGCGAAGACCGGTTCAGGTATCCTTGTCAGGACCCAGTTAACTGGGACAAGGCTGAGTGCAAGCCGCCTGTCTGTACCGCAACCGCTACATGCCCAGCCGACTTAGTACCTCCACCAAAGGTGAACCAATGAAGTGGTCAGCTACCGAGATAAAAGACTTAGTCCATGAGCTGATTAAGCTGCTCATCATTCTGTCTTTGACCGCGTCTTTCATGGGCGTGGTGTTTGTGATTCTCTACGGCGTGATGTTTGTGACGCAGCCTATGTCTGGCCAATCGCCCAATGATAAGGCGATGTTCGCAATCCTGACACCTCTAGCCATCTTCCTGCCGACAATCATTAATCAAATCTGGCAGACACTGAACAACGAAAAGCATGAGCCGTTACCGCCGTCATTGACCCAAGCTTATAACCCACCAACGGCTCCAGCTGAGCAGGCGCCATGCCGTCGCGGGCAGCAGGATAGGGGTTACTCCATGCAACGCAGCGAACCGTCCTTAGACGACCTGCCACCGATAATTGGGTTCTACGGCAGGCTTGCCCCACCAGCAGCACATCAACCGGAGATTTAGATGAAAGCATTGATCGCAGTCTTGTTACTTGCCGTCTCGTCATTCGCGTTTGCCGGCGGTGAGATGAAGAAGGTTTGCCACATGGAAGGCAAGAAGGAAGTCTGCAAAACAATCAAGGTACACAAGAAGCTTGAAGGCACGAAGGTTCCGCCAAAATGAACCCGTGGGTCTTAGTAGGTTTCGCGGTAGCCGTCTCCGGTGCGTTCGGCACTGGCTACTGGCGCGGGGACACTGCAGGGCAGGCTAAGGTCCAGCAGCTATGGGACAAGGAGAAGGCCGCCCAGTACGCAGCCTATGCAGCCGGACAGGCAGCAGCCCGTGAGAAAGAGCAGGCGATGCAGGCCAACGCAGATCAACTGAGACAGGAGAAGGACCGTGAGATTCGCAACATTAGTGCTCGTGCTACCGCTCTTGCTAACAGCCTGCGCGACCGCCCCGAGCGCCCCGCCGTTACCGATCAAGTGTCCGACGCCCCCAAAGCTGGACCCGCTCCCA